ATAACGCAGAAGACTTTGATGTTGCTGTAGGTGGCATCCCATTTATTTTAGCACCAACAGATCAAAATCCATACCAAAGAGAAACTGCCCCTTATCGTAAAGATCAGTTTGATAACTCTAAAGAACCAGGTGAGCAATCACTTACTGGTTGGTGGATTCGTTCTCAATCATCATTCCATGGTGGTGCTGGTATTAAATTCTATGATCCTACCTCAGGTGAGTCTACTGGTTATCGCTATGCCGATTCTCAAGGTCTGAATGTATGGACTAAAGGTGAAGTTACCCTATTAAACGATGTATTTGAAAACCATATTACTACTGGCGCTATTGTAGCCGCTAATAACAAACCTCAACAACATTTACGTTCTATTAGATATCTTCGTAGTGGTTCTTATCGTGATGCTGTATTACTCCATGATGAATATGATGTTGATAAATCAGAGTCAGATGGTACTTTAATCCATTTTATTGACTACAATTCAGGCGTAGATGACCCTGTATACGCTATCTGTGATGATGGACAATACGCCTATTGGGTAACTAATAGAAGCCAAGGCGGTGCTAACAAATTACATATGTATAAGAAGTTATTATCTGGTGATTCTACAACATCAGATACTACAATGTTTTATGCTAATGGTATTGTGATAGCAAATGCCACTATGGAATTTGTAAAAGATCGTATTGTTATGTGTATCAACAACGTGGTATATGAAGTAGCACCTAACGCTACATCATTACCTACTGCTATTTATACAAATCCTAACGCATCTTATATTTATACAAGCATTACTGCCTCAGGTCCAGCAATTTATACATCTGGAAATACTGGTATCTACTCAAGTATTCAAAAGTATACTCTTGGTACAAACGGAAGTATGCCTACCTTGACTCAGGCTCAAGTTGCTGCTGAACTTCCACCTGGAGAAATTGTTTATAAGATTTTCTATTATCTTGGTTATATGATGATTGGTACTAACAGAGGTGTTCGTGCTGCTATTATTGAACCTCAAGATGGATCTATTAGTTATGGTCCACTTATTATAGAATCATCACAACCTTGCTATGACTTCTGTGCTCGTGATCGTTTCGTATGGTGTGCCTCAGGTATTGGATTATTAGATGTTGGCCTTGTTCGTATTGATCTTAGCACTAGTATTGAGAATGAATCATTAAGATTTGCTTATGCTAATGATCTTCAGTACGAACAAACTACTACGCATCTTACTACTGCATGTGCTCATTATGGTACATCTGATAGACTTGCTTTTTCTACAGCCTACAATGGAACTAATGGTCACGTATATCGTGAGTTAGTCGGTACTAAAAAGTCTAGTGGATATTTAACTACAGGTGCTATCCGTTATGGAACTTTAGAACCTAAAAACTATAAGTTTGTACGTGCTCGTGGTGATTATACTAATGGCGCTATGGATATAGCAACTGTTGATTCATCTAATAGCCCATATTCAGTTATTACTTATGATGCTGTTACAGGCACTCCTGAGGCTGCTACAGCAAGCCCAGAAGGTCCACAAGAATATATTTCATATAAATTTACGCTCTCACGTAGCGCAAGCGATACCAGTCTAGGTCCTATATTTAAGGGCTTTCAAGCAAAATCTCTTCCAGCAACGAAGCGCCAACGGTTGATTCAGTTCCCTGTTTGGTGTTATGACGTGGAAACCGATAGATACAATGTGCTGGCTGGGTATGAAGGCCGTGCATGGGAGCGTATCCAAACCCTTGAAAACATAGAAGCAGCAGGAGATATTGTGAATGTACAAGATTTTACTACTGGCGAAAGAGTACAGGCTCTTATTGAGCGTGTGACATTCTCTCGTAAAACTCCACCAAGTTCTCGTTATGACGGATTTGGCGGTCTATTAACTATCACAGTTAGAACGGTCTTATAATGAGTACTATGGACTGGGCAGGTCTTGCTGTTGCTGTAACCACCCTTCTTGGAGCATTAACAACTGCTGTTAGATGGATGGTTAAACACTATCTTGCTGAACTTAAACCAAATGGTGGATCAAGTTTAAAAGACAAAGTCAATACTTTAGATGATAAAGTTGAATTTTTAACAGAACTAGTATTACAGGTGTTAAAGAAATGAACGTAATAGACATAGCAAAATCTCAACTTGGCTATAAAGAAATAGGCAAGAATAACGATAGCATGTATGGCAAGTGGTATGGTCTTAATAACAACCCTTGGTGTGCTATGTTCGTATCATGGTGTTATGATCAAGCAGGATTAGTATCTAAGATTACAGCCCAAGGTAAAAAAGGATTTGCCTCATGTGATGCAGGTCTTAAGTGGTTTATAAAAAATAACAAGATTGTACCAGTTGGCAAAGCCCAACCAGGGGACATTATATTTTTCCAATTTGATGATGATGCACAGGCTGACCATGTTGGCATATGCGAAAGTAACGATGGGAAAAAATTCCTTACAGTCATAGAGGGAAATACCTCTAGTGGCGATAAAGGAAGTCAATCAAACGGAGATGGTGTGTATCTAAGGAAACGCTCCTACTCCCTAGTAATGGGCGTAGCACGCCCTTAAAGGATGATAAATGAAAAAAGATAAAGCACTAGCAGTTGCAGGTTCATACCTACGTGCAGCATTTGCTTCTGTATTAACAGTCTACCTATCTGGAGTAACAGATAACAAGGCTCTAGCAACCGCATTTATTGCCTCTATTGCTGCTCCTATCCTTAAATGGCTAGACCCTAAAGAAACAGCATTTGGCAAAGGTTCTAAATAGTACCCCTTAAAAGGCTTTAAAGGCCGTTTTTAGACAATTAACCCCCTACCTAAGGTAATCCCATAGGACAGGGGGTTTTTTGTCGTTTTGCGTAATTTTCAATTATGGTATATCTTGCTCCTACGGGAAACCGTGGGGCAGAAACTTCAAATGACGGGTGACGGCAAAAGCCTAACCAGCCATTCTACCAACCATAATTTTTTATGGGGGGTAGGGGGGCATTTCTTAAATTCAGGGTTCAGGCAGCCTTCGATTTGCGATAGCAAATAGGATCTGTTAGGATACCGCTATGACAACATTACCTCAACACGTATCGTATTCGGCTCTCGGCACATTTTTAGAATGTGGCTGGAAATATAATCTTACCAAACTTCAGGGTGTCCAAGAAGGACATGCCGTTTGGTTTACTGGTGGTTCTGCCGTTCATAAGGCTACTGAACTATATGACTTAAATCCTCTAAAGTATTCTACACTTGAAGAACTATGGAATGAAGCATGGTTTTTACAGGTTAAAGAAGATGAAGAAATCAATGGCGACATGAACGACTGGCAATATCGTGGTCGTGAAGATATGTCGTGGTGGTATGGCGAAGGTTTATGGATGCTGGAGCGTTGGGCGGACTTCCGTGCCAATGGTTGGGGCATCTATAAAGACTATGTGGAAAAACAGTTTGAGATTCCTCTAGGTGATACAACTGTAAAGATGGCCATTGACCGAGTGATGACGGATTTTGATGGCAACATAGTCCTCCTTGATATAAAGACAGGGGCGTCGTCCCAAAAGCATCCACTTCAACTTGCTACTTATGCGTGGGCTTTGCGCAAGATGGATGGCCTTGAGGTGAACAAAGCAGGCTTTTGGGATGCACGAACTGGTCATGTATCAATATGGAATCTAGAACACCTTGCTACTGAAAAGGTTGAAGAGATATTCCTTGGCTTTGACAAGGCTCGTAAGGCTGATATATTCTTACCTAACCTAAGCAATTGTGGTCGATGTGGCGTATTATCACATTGTAAGTTTATGAATGGAAAATACACAGAAAAGGGGGAAAACAATGGCTAATGCTAACTTCCAAGTTAGTTCTAAGTTGAATGATGGTCGCATCTTTGTGATCGCAGGAGACACAGCCGATGAGTTCAAGATCAACTTGACTCAAATACTGGGAGATGTCGGAGCAGAGAATTTAATCTCTACTATGGCAACTTCAATAGAGGGAGCACCTACAACAATGGCGCAAGCCGTAGGTAATCTTGCACAAGGACTAGGTGCTACACCAGTACCTGCTCCAACACAAACTTTCTCACCAAGCACAGGTCCATCTGGCCGTGCATGCAAACATGGTGAGATGACAAAACGAACAGGTGCTGGGGCAAAGGGTCCATGGAAAGCGTACATGTGTCCTTCTCCTAAGGGAACGCCTGACCAATGTGAACCAATATGGATTCGCCGTACTGATTCAGATTGGAATTCGTTTTAACCAATGAGAACTTTAGCCCGTGCAGTAGGTAGCAAGGATATCGGTGGTGAACCATTACCAACTGTATTCCGTACCTTTGACGTAAATAAAATCGTTATACGACGGGCAGAAGTGTCTATGATTGCAGGAACTCCAGGGGCAGGTAAATCAACACTTGCCCTTGCAGTTGCTCTACGATCTAAAGTTCCTACTTTATACATAAGTGCAGACACTAATGCTCATACTATGGCTATGCGTTTGCTATCAATGATTTCTGGTCATCCGCAATCAACGGCTGAACAGATGCTCATAGAAAGTGTCGATGATTCTCGTAAGACTATCAACGAACATTCAGGGCATATCTTCTGGTCATTTGACTCAGCGCCAACATTGGCTGATTTAGATATGGAAGTATGTGCTTTTGAAGAACTATGGGGTTGTCCACCAACCTTAATCGTTATTGATAATCTAATTGATATATCTAACGATAGTGGTGAAGAGTTCGCAGCGATGCGTTCTACAATTAAAGAACTGAAATATCTTGCAAGAGATACTAATGCTGCAGTTCTTCTCCTTCATCATACGAAGGAATCGTATCCTGGCAATCCTTGTCAGCCACGATCAGCATTACAAGGTATGGTTGCACAACTTCCTGCCTTGATCTTGACCGTTGGAACTAATGCTCCTGGATATATTGCTGTTGCTCCTGTTAAAAATAGATATGGTAAAGCAGATCCAAGTGGAGATACATCGTTCTGGCTACAATTTAATCCTGAAGTGATGGAAGTTTCCGATATTCCTGAAAGAATATGAGCGCCAAGGATATCTGGGAATTAAAACCAGACTATAAAGAATCAATGGATATACGTGGTGAACCTACCAAAGTATGTCCTTGTGGTTCTTATGTCTGGAAACTACTCGTCGAATGGGATGACGATAGTGATACAATAAGTTCATACTTTATCGATATGGAGTGTGCTGTCTGTGGGACAAAGGCAACAGCCCCAACAGAGGAGAAACTATGAAGAAAAACAACCTGAAATACATATTGATGTCTTTTGTGGTCTTTGCGGGTTTCTGGCCTCAGAGTGCGGTTGCGACTATGTTGGTCGTAACCCCTATGAAGCCTGAATGCAAAGAAGTTAAAATGACAATCAGTCAAAGTAAATTACTTGCTAAGCGTTATGCTAAGATGAAAGTTAAATTACAAGGTTGGAATGATTATGAGTGGAAATCTTTATTGACACTCTGGTCTCAGGAATCTCGCTGGGATTACACAGCAGATAATCCAAAGTCTACTGCTTACGGAATACCCCAAATTCTCGGAATGCCAGAAGATACTACCCCTACTGAACAAGTTGATTTAGGGTTGAAATACATCAAAAAACGGTATAAAACGCCTACTTTGGCGCTTCAACACCACTTGCGAAAGGGTTGGTATTAAAGACTAAATGGCAAACAAGAATGGTCGCAAAGGATCTTTATTTGAAACAACTGTATTAAAATGGTTGCGTTCTAAAAATGTAATAGCCGAAAGATTAACTAAGGCTGGTGCAAAAGATGAAGGCGACATTGTTGTTATGGCCAATGGTAAAACTTATATCCTGGAACTCAAGGCAACTAAGGCGCTCAAGTTGCCTGAGTTCTGGAATGAAGCAACGATTGAAGCAAAGCATTATGCAGAGGCACGTTCACTTAGCGAGGTGCCACCATCTTATGTTATAGTTAAGCGTAGGATGGCAGGCATCGATCAAGCATGGGTGGTGGAAGATTTCAATCAATGGATCAAGAAAGTCACATCGTGTAGATGTGCTACCAATTAAACCAATACTAGAACACTATGGAGCAAATGTCCCTGAACGAAACGGATGGTCAAGTATTAGATGTCCATTCCATGACGATAGACATAGATCAGCCACAGTCAATACTAGAGAAAATGTCTTTTGTTGCTTCGCCTGTCAAATTAAGGGAAGCACTTATAACATTATTATGGGGAAAGAGGGGCTAAAGTTTCATGAAGCAGTCAAGTTTGCAGAGAGAATCTCTGGGCAAAGCAGCCAAGTATTACGCAGCAGCAATACACGAAGCGGAGGATTACCTCGTAGAACGGGGGATTACTCTGGACATAGCGAAGAAAGTAGGATTGGGCGTCGTGCTCGATCCAGTTACGGGTCATGAGCAGTATCAAAATAGACTTTCTATCCCGTATATTACTCGTACGGGTGTGGTTGACCTCAGGTTCAGGTCAATGGATTCGCAAGAACCGAAGTATATGGGCTTGGCTGGTGCAAACACACACCTATTCAACACTAGAGCATTCTTCAAAGCATCCTCATACATATGTATTTGTGAGGGTGAGATTGACACGATCACGTTGGATTATGTGTGTGGTCTGCCGTCTGTCGGAGTACCAGGAGTGAATAACTGGAAGAAACATTATACGAAGTTGTTAGCAGACTTTGATAAAGTATTCATGTTTGCTGATGGAGATCAAGCAGGACATGAGTTTTCTAAATCCTTAACTCGTGAACTAGGTAATGTAATTACTGTTCAGATGCCTGAGGGTGAAGATGTTAATTCAATGTATCTCAAGCAAGGGGCTGAGTACTTTAAGCAGAAGGTGGCTAACTCACAATGATAATCCCAACCGAAAAAGGATACAAGTGTCACGATTGTGATTTCAATACTCCTGATATATTTACATTTTTAGATCATTGTGATATTGGATTTGAGTGGAAGGTTCGCTTAAGTAACCAATACTCATTAGAACTATTTGCAATCCTTGATGAGATGGCTCATCTTGTAGATCATGGTGACTTAGATAGTCTATATGACTTAATCCAATCTATTGCTTTGGCATTAGTCAATGCATCAGAAGGTGAAAGCGTATTGCATAAGTTCATCAATGAAGCACATACAGTAGAACTTGCAGCAGATTTAGTACAGGGAGTAGAAGAACTATTGAAGGAGCAGGATGATAAGTAAACAATTTGAATCAGCGTTAAGTAATGCTTTTGGTGAACTAGAGGAATTGTTACTATCTAAACATAAAGATTACGGCCCTAAGAATATTGCTGATGCACCAGGTGGTGCTATCAATGGACTTAGAGTTCGTATGCATGACAAGTTGGCTAGGATTAATAACCTAGTTGATAGTGGTAAGAATCCTGAACATGAGTCTCTTGAAGATTCATTCAAGGATATGGCTAACTACGCAGTAATTGGACTGCTAGTACTTAGAGGAGACTGGACCAAATGAGAACAAGAAAGAAACAATTAGTTCGTGAAGTAGCAGAATTACAACGCAGGTATGCATCTGTAGCACAACAGAATACTGCTATCATCGAGATACTAAAAGCATCTGGTATTATCGAATCATTACAAGATAATCAGGAAGTAGTTGCTATTGCAGATATTGTCTTCGGACAAACTTTTAAACAATATTATAAAGTCAATGAGGTTTTCTAATGAAAATCTTTGGACCTTACAAAGGGAGCAAACAGAATGGCGGTAGGCCGATCTATGTCTTTAAGCGTAAGAAAAAAGATGGCACTACTGTTACTACTTCTAGCAATAAGGCTCGTGTGGACTACAAAAAAGCCACAGGAAAAAAGTTAAGTAAATCTACTGATGTTGACCATAAGGACAATGGAGGTCGTGCTGGCCGTGATGGCATAAAGAATCTTAAGGCTATGTCTCATAGTGCAAATGTTGCTAAAGAGAATAAACGGAGAGCAAAGAAAAAATGAGACTACGAATTCGCAATCCGTTCTATTTTGTAGAAAGAGACAGGTCAAGTATGGTGACTGTTCTTTGCTACCATTGTGGTAATGCAGTTGATCTATCTTATGGAAATATCCGTGTTAGTAACTACTGTTCGGAGTGCAAATGAGTAAAGCAATTGTAGTAATTTCAGATTTGCAAAGCCCATTTCATGATGTAGATGCGGTCAATGCAGTCAAAAAGTTTATCTATGCATACCAACCTGATTCAGTCGTATCGGTTGGAGATGAAATAGATTTCCAGAGTATCAGTCGTTGGGCAAAGGGTACGGAACTTGAATGGGAAAGATCAATAGGTAAAGACAGAGATACTACTGTAAAAATTCTTGAGCAGTTAACTGTTGATACTATTGTACGTAGCAACCATTCAGATAGATTGTTCAATAAGATACGTTCATCTGCTCCTGGATTCTTAGGATTGCCAGAATTAGAGATTGAAAAGTTTCTTAAGTTAGATGAACTTGGTATTAACTATTATCATGGACCTGTTGAGATTGCTCCAGGTTGGCTACTAATGCATGGTGATGAAGGTAATGTGCAACCAACAGCAGGGGCTACAGCACTTGGACTTGCAAAGCGTTCAGGAATGTCTGTCGTATGTGGACATACACATCGCATGGGACTATCTCACTATACTCAAGCATGGTCTAATGGATCTCGTGCTGTATGGG